ATGCTGGCAATCTGATCGACGTCGATCGCCGCGTTGATCTGCAGATCCGTCGAGCTGTCCGGGATCGACTCGTCGATGCTCACCCGCTCGGCGGCCGAGTAGACGTTACTGCTGCTGACCGTCGCCCCGCCCGTCGTCACGTTCTTGTTGACTGTGTGGCTGAATGCCATCGTCCATCCTCCGCGCTCGCCGCTGGCTCGTGTGCCACTGCTTTAAGCAGTGTCTTCTTTACGCGCTCCCCTATCGGGTCGCTGTTGGGTGCCCCATCCCTTCCAGGGGTGGGGGACTGACTAGACCGCGTGCGTACCCGGCATCTCCGCCAGCGTCACCGACGCCCGCTCCTCGTCCGCCGGCTCGGCCCGCCGAAAGCGCAGCGTTCCATGGTACTGGCCGTCAGCATCGTCCCGCCGACCGGCGAAGCCTGTGAACACCAGCGTGCCCGGCTGCCACGCCGTGCCGTCCAGCGCCGTGATCTCGTCCAGCAGCACCCGCCCCCGCTGGCGCGACAGCGTCAGCAGGTCCGCTTTCGCCGCCACGGCCGCCAGCTCGGCATGCACCGTCTGGTCGCCGGTCGCTGCGGGCCCTCGGCGCAGGCCCGATCGCGGCTTCGCCGATGTGGGGTTCGGTCGCCGCTGCACCGCGGGCGGCGTTGCGCCGTCCTTTTTCAATCCCGATCTGGCCATGGTTCACCGTCCCGTTTGGAGAGTCGCCGCAACGTGATCACGTAATCGTGATCTCGCCCGTGCACTTGAGCACGGCCGTCGCGGTCATTTTGTCCTCGAGCGGTCCTGACACCGAGTAGCCCGTCAAAAACGCCGACGCCGCCCAGGTCGTGCCGTCCGGCCACGTGATGGTGCACGTCTCGGCCGCCTGGTCGATCGGCGGGTCGTCGGCCGGGTTGAACGCCAGCTCGACGGTGATCTCGCCGGCGTCGTACAGATCCTTCGGTTTGAAGGTCCGTGCCGTGGTCGTGCCCATGTGCGTCGTCTCGATGTGCTCGCGATTGGGCCCGTCCCAGTCCACGTTGAGGATCTCGGCGAAAAAGCCGGTCTCGAACGTGATCGTCGTACCCGTCGTTACGTCCGCATCAGGCATGGTCATGCCCTCCCACTATCATGCATAGCTCGGCACCGTCACGATGTGCCATATCGCCAGCGCCAGCGCCCGCACGTAAATTAGCGACTCGCTGGCATCGTCCGGCTTCACCTCGCCGTCGGTCCACGTCTCGATCGCGATCGATCGCACGTCTGTCGTGCCGATCGTGCCCCGCTTGCCGTCGGTCACCTGCCGCACCGCCTCGGCCACAGAACGCGCCACCGCCGGCGTGGTCGCTTGGCATTCGAGGGTCATCCGCGTCTGCGCCAACCGCGACGCCCCGCCGACGTGCCGCTCGGCCGCCCCCGTCTCGACCCGATACACGATCCTCGGCAGCCCCGCCGACGACGGCGCCTGCCGCTCGTAGATCCGCGTGGCCACGTAGTCGCTCACCGTGCTCTCGGCCAGCAGGTACGCCGTCAAATCGCCCTCGACGCTCATCCACGCCTCGCCTCTCGGATGATGCCCGCCCGGATGTCCCGCGCGATCTGCCGCTTCTCCTCGTCCTCGTGCTGATCGACCGCCGACCGGATGAAGCTCGCGTGCTTATATTCCAGCCAGTTCGGGTAGTAATACTCATCGTCCGGCTCGATGTGCAGCGCCTCGCGAGTCGGCAGTTGCGGGCCGATCCGGATCACGCCCCGCCGCGTCATCGACTTAATCCGCGCCCCGCGAAACGCCGCCCGCGTCACACCCGTCCTCACGCGAATCGGCTCGCCCGACAGGTTTGCCACGACGTGGGTCTTGAGCCGCCGGGCGCTGCCACGCAGGGCGTTGCGGGCGATCTTTCGTTGCAGCGCCACCGGCAGCCGCGCCAGCTTGCGCGACAGCCGCCGGTCGCCCAGCAGCTCGATGTCCACACCCTGGCTCGCCCGCGCCATTACACCACGTCCTCTTTACACAGCAGGATTAGCTCGATGTCCCGCTCGTCGACGCTGATCGCCGACTCGATATGCAGCGCGCGATCGCCGAACAACACCCGGCACCGCGGCGTCACACCCGGCTCGTATCGGAGCCGCACCTGATGCGTCACGTTCGCCGCCACCTGCCTGGCCTCGATCAACTCCCGTCCACGCAGCGGCTCGATCGCCGCCATCCGCCGGGCAAACGTCGCCCACGTCTGCGTCACGCCGCCCTCGCCGTCCTCGACGTCGGTCGGCGACTGCAGCTCGATCTGATGTCGCAGTTGCCCTGCCCGTATCATCAGAAAATCCACCCGCAAAACCCGTGGCCCTGTGGGCCTACCGCTAAACTTTCTGTTCGGGTGGCATGCCCAAACCCGCTTCGGGCGCGGGCATGTCTTTGCTCAAAATATCCACCCGCTGCGGCACGACTGCACGATCGATTTGACCGCCATCGGCACCGTGTTGACGATCGTGCCCGTAATCACCGGCTCGCGAAACTCGTACATATGGGCCACCATCAGCAGCACCGCCTGCCGGAGCTTCTGGCCCAGCACCGCCGCCGCCACGTCGGTCGACGCGTCCCCGAACCCGGCCACGAACGTCACTTGGACGGCGTTGAGCATCGCCCGCGTCGTCGGCCAGCTCGTGCCGTACGCCGGGGTGATCCGCCCCGGCTCGGCGTAGACGTCCACCTGAAAATCCGCCGCGTCCATCGTCTGCTGCACGCCGTCGCCGTCGTAGTATTTCACGGACGTGATCGACTGCAGCGGCGGCTTGGGGATCCGGATCACCGTCGACGGAAACGCATCGAACGCCAGCAGCCAGGTCGCCGTGATCAGTTGCCGACCGGTTTCGCCCTCAATGTAGTCGCGGGCCGACGCGATCTGCTGCTCGATGAGCACGTCGTCACGATCGTGCTCCACCCGCAGATGGTTGCGGGTCTCGTCCAGCGTCACCGGCTCGGCGGCCGGTGCGGCGGTCTGTCGCAGCGCAAAGCCCATCTAGCCGCCCTCGACGAACAGCCGGTACGTGCCCTGCTTGCCCGTACCGGCCGAATGGATGAACAGGTACAGGTCCTCACCGCCGATCGCCGGCGCGTCCACCACGGGCTCATCGCCCTCGTCGTTGTAGTACAGCGCCGCCCCGTCGATGCCGTGGCACGGCCGACGCGAGCGATAGAAAAACGACGCCTGCTGATTGGCCTTCACCATCAGCACCCGGGCGGTGGTCTGCCCCGTCAACATATGGTCGGTCGACGTGCCGAACGGGTTCGTGGGATGCTGCACGTACTGCACGCCCAGCAGCCGGCCCCGCACGCCGCCGATGAGGATGTGGGCGTCGCTTGCCTCCATCGTCACGTCGAGCTCGATCGTGCGGGTGTACATCCCTACCCTTCGATCACGTAGAACGTGCCGCTCTTGGCGTTGCCGCCGCTGGCCACCACGATCGACACCTCCTCGCCGCCCCCGGCGATGGCGTCGACCACGGGCTCGTCGCTCTCGTCGTTGTAATGCAGGGCCGCACCGTCCGTGCCGTGGCAGGCCGCCCGCGGCTGGCGGCTCGTCGAGGCGTTCACCGCCGCCTCACTCCATACGCCCCGGCTCGTGGTCGCCGTGGTGATGGCGAACTCGACCCCGTTGTCGTAATCCGTCTTGGCGTAGACGATCTCGAGTATGCGTCCTCGAATCGGCGGGGTTCTACCGCTGCCGTCGCCGTCGGCGTCCGTCGTGACCGTCACCGTATGAATTTGGCTGTACATGGTTTCAACGCTCCCCTATCGGGTCGCCGCTAAACGCTGCGTGCCACCGAGGGTGCCCCATCCCTTCCAGGGTTGGGAGACCGATCGGATGGCTGTGTGCCACTGTCTTTAGACAGTGAGCCCTGTCGAACTGCTTTAAGCAGTGTCTTCATCTCGCGCGGGCTCGGGCTTTTCCAGTTCCGCCAGCAGCCGCTCGCACATCTGAATGGCCCCGGTGCAGGCGTTGGCGCTGGCCATGTGCTGATCCTGCTGCGCCCGCAATTGGGCTATCTGCTGCTCGAGATACTCGCGTGTGATCCGCATCGCCGCTCACTCTGCATACAGCGGAATCCAGTAGTTCGTGCCCTCGACCCGCACGTGCAGCCCGCCGCTTGCGGCACCGCCGCCGCCGGTCACGTCTGCGTTGCAGACTGCCAGCTTGGCCGCCTTGTTGCCCACGCATCCGGCCGCCACGTCCACGTGCAGGATGTTGATGAAACTGGCCACGTTGCCGCTGTCGCCGCTGATCGTGCAGCGGATCAGCCCGTGCTCAGTCGGCACCGTCACGTCATCGTCGTCGCCGGCGTCGCAATACGCCTGCGCCTCGATGGCGGCGATATTGCCGGTCACCGCCCCGGTATTTGGGATGTGGATGGTGCCCGACAGTGCGGTCGCCAGCCCGCTGCAAAAGCCACCGTCGAAGTTCAGGCTGATATGCGCCCCACGTGCGGTGCCGCAGTTCGCCTGAATCGTGCTGAAGATCCGCGCACTCTCACCGCCGCCCCCGCCCGCGTAGTAGGTCCGCAGGTAGAGCCCGCGGATGTCGCCGCTCGCTCCCGTGTGGCTGAACCGGAACTCCATGAAGTTTTTCGACGTCGACGCCGACGCGACCGGGTTGGCCGCCGACCCGCCTCCGATG